CGCAAATAATTTTAGGAGTCTCACAGTCACTATTACACTGTGCAACACATAAATAATCCTAGTAATTTCAAATACCTACCCCCTTACTTTACAAATAGCTAAACAAAAAAAATTTCTACAAAAAATTCTCAAAACCCTGAATGAGTCTCAGTACCACATGAACAAAGGAATCCCGCTAGAATACGACTATGGAAAATATATCTTTATACATAGTGTTCTTATTAATGCTGTTTGGTTATTGCCTTGGGTTAGTTTATTAGTTATACTTCGGTCATAGCTGCAAATAAAACCAAAGGTGTAACAGCAAACACATGCAAGAACAAAACTCAGACAACAAAGTTATGGTGCCTCACATAGAGGAGGACATTGCATTACCTAAGAATGCACGTGAAGCTTTACCTGAAATGACTCCTGAAGAAGAACTTAGTATGCGGTCGAACACCGTCAAGCTTATCTCGGATTTAGCTGGGGAAAACATAGAGCCCACTAAAGAAAACATGGAAGAAGCTGAAGAGGTGGCAAAATCCATGATGAAAAATCCTGAGTTAAAACCTGATTTCGGCACTTACCCTAACGAAACGATAGCCTACCTTGCCGGCATGGTCTCGCAGACTAGCCATATGGTGGCTAAAGATTTGGCAGATATAAAGTTATCGGTACTTAATGGGCTACTTCAAGAAGCGTCGCTAGCTAAGAGTTCTCGAGAACGCATATCAGCATGGAAAGCAATTGGTGAAGTAGATGGGGTGGACGCATTTAAAAAGAAAACAGAGATTACACACATTAATAAGTCAGGGGAAGAACTTGAGAAAGAGTTACTACAGACTATTGAAGAGTTAAAAGGCAAAGTTATTGAAGGTGACCATGAGATAGTAGACGATGATTAGTCCTCAAGACTTAGACCTACTACAAAAAGCATTACCACATATGTCTGAAAGTGACAGGAAAAAGAATTTATTATTACTACAACAATACAAGAAAGAACTTACACAGAAAAAGGGGAAGGCACAATTTTTAGATTTTATAAAACACGTATATCCAGACTACAAAGTAGGAGCACATCATGCCAAGCTTGCTAAACTCTTTGAAGAAATCGCTCAGGGCAAACGCAAAAGAGTTATCGTTAACATTGCCCCTCGACATGGAAAGTCGGAGCTTATTTCCTATCTGGCGCCAGCCTGGTATTTGGGCAATCATCCTGCTAAAAAAGTTATCATGGCATCTCACACTGCTGATCTTGCGGTTAATTTTGGTCGTCGAGTCCGAAATCTTGTGGGTTCAGACCCGTATAAGGACATCTTCCCTGACATCAGTCTACAAGCGGATAGTAAATCTGCCTCGAGGTGGGGTACTAATTTTAATGGTGAGTATTTTGCTATTGGTGTTGGCGGTGCTCTTGCTGGTAGAGGTGCTGACCTTTTTATAATCGATGACCCACACTCTGAACAAGACGCAAAGCTGGGTAAAGGAGATGTTTTTCTTCCTGCTTGGGAGTGGTTTCAGTCTGGACCTTTGCAAAGGCTTATGCCTGGGGGGGCTATTATTGTGGTTATGACTCGATGGTCTAAATTAGACCTGACAGGACAGATAGTTAACCAAATGATAAAGAATGATGACGTGGATGACTGGGAAATAGTAGAGTTTCCAGCTATTTTAGAAGATAAACGTGGAGAAGAAGTACCGTTATGGCCAGAGTTCTGGCCCATAGAAGAATTACAGGCTAGACGAGCAGCTTTGGATGTAAGATATTGGAACGCTCAGTACTTACAAAACCCAACATCGGAAGAAGGTGCATTAATTAAGCGAGAATGGTGGGAAATATGGGAAGAAGAAGAGCCACCAGCTTGTGAATTTATAATAATGACACTTGATGCTGCACAAGAAGCTAATAATAGAGCCGATTACAACGCATTAACTACTTGGGGTGTCTTTTTTAACGAAGAAACTAATAATTATAATATAATACTATTAAACGCAATAAAAGAACGGCTAGAATTTCCAGAATTAAAAGAACTTTGTATAGAAGAATATAAAGAACAAGAACCTGACGCTTTTATTGTAGAGAAAAAGTCAAACGGTGCTGCACTTTACCAAGAGTTTAGACGTATGGGTATACCTGTAGGAGAGTTTACCCCTGGAAAAGGACAAGACAAGATAAGTAGAGTAAATGCAGTGTCAGATTTGTTTAGTTCAGGCATAGTTTGGGCTCCAGATAGACGATGGGCTAAAGAAGTTATAGAAGAATGTAATGATTTTCCGTCGGGGGCTAATGATGACTTGGTGGATGCAACAACTCTAGCACTTGCTAGGTTTAGGCAGGGTGGATTTATTCGCTTGCCAAGTGACGAAGAAGATGATATACAGATGTTTAGAGGTCGTAACTACAAAAAACATTATGCGATGTAATTTAAGGAAAAATAATGGCAGATATAGATAAGGGATTATATGCAGCTCCAGTAGGAGTTGAAGAAATGGCTGAATCAGAAGAAGCTATTGAAATAGAAATAGAAGACCCAGAAAAAATTACAATTGGTATAGGCGATGATGAGATTGTTATAGACCCTGATGCTATGGCAGACGAAGAGTTTAATAAAAACTTAGCTGAAGACTTAGATGAACAATATATAGCAGAGTTATCTTCTGACTTGTTAGAGGATTTTTCTAATGACATAAACTCACGAAAAGATTGGCTAGAAACGTATGTTGATGGACTAGAATTACTAGGACTTAAAATAGAAGAACGTTCCGAACCATGGGAAGGTGCATGTGCTGTTTACCACCCGTTACTTTCTGAGGCATTAGTTAAATTCCAAGCTGAAACTATGATGGAGACTTTTCCAGCTGCAGGCCCTGTAAAAACTTCTATTATTGGTAAAGAAACAGACGAGTGTATTGAAGCAGCAGCTCGTGTGCAAGAGAATATGAACTACCAACTCATGGATAAAATGCCAGAGTACCGACCTGAACACGAAAGAATGTTATGGGGATTAGGTTTAGCAGGTAATGCATTTAAAAAAGTTTATTATGACCCAGCTTTAGAACGTCAAGTATCTATCTTTGTACCAGCTGAAGATATGGTAGTACCTTATGGTGCATCTAACTTAGAAACAGCTGAACGTGTAACGCATGTTATGCGTAAAACAAAACAAGAACTACATTATTTACAAGAAATGGGTTTTTACCGTGATACTGAACTAGGCGAGCCAAGCTATGACTTGGATGAGGTAGAAAAAAAGATAGCTGAACAGATGGGCTTTGATGCTACCAATGATGACCGATATAAAATATTAGAAATGAATGTTAACCTTGACTTAGAAGGTTATGAAGATAAAGATGGAAATAGAAAAACAGGAATAGCACTTCCTTATATAGTTACTATTGATAAAGGTACTACGGAGATTCTAGCTATTAGACGTAATTGGAATCAAGACGACAGTATGAAAAAGCGTAGAGAACATTTTGTTCATTATGGTTATATTCCAGGTTTTGGATTTTATTGCTTTGGTTTGATACACCTAATTGGTGGATTTTCAAAATCAGGCACAATGCTATTAAGACAGTTAGTAGACGCAGGTACATTATCAAATCTCCCAGGTGGTTTTAAAGCAAGAGGCTTACGTATTAAAGGTGATGATACACCGATTGGTCCAGCAGAATGGCGTGATGTAGACGCACCGTCTGGAACTATACGAGATAACCTAATGCCATTACCTTACAAAGAGCCTAGCCAAGTGCTTGCTGCTTTGATGGATAAAATTATTGATGAAGGTAGACGTTTTGCTTCTGCTGCAGATATGAAAGTATCTGATATGTCAGCCAACTCTCCAGTTGGTTCTACTCTTGCTATTCTTGAACGTACCCTCAAAGTAATGTCGGCAGTTAATGCTCGTATTTATTATGCAATGAAAAAAGAGTTTGGTCTACTTAAAACTTTAATAAGAGACTACACTGACCCTAATTATCAATATGACCCTTGAACAGGAACACCAGGAGCTAAACAAGCAGACTATGATAAGGTATCACTTATACCTGTAGCTGACCCAAATGCTGCAACCATGGCACAAAAAGTTGTGCAGTACCAAGCAGTGATGCAAATGGCTCAACAAAACCCTGATATATATGACTTACCAGAACTTAATCGTCAGATGTTAGATGTATTAGGAGTTAAAAACGCTGAAAAATTAATACCTAATGAAGATGATATTAAACAATTAGGTCCAGTAGCAGAAAATATGAATATTATTAATGGTAAGCCAGTTAAAGCATTTCTTGACCAAGACCATGAAGCACATATCGCAGTGCATATGGCGTTTGCCGAAGACCCTAAAATTAAACAATTAGTAGGGCAAAGTCAAAAAGCAGGAATGATTGTAGCAGCTATGGAATCGCATGTTGCAGAACATATTGCCTTCCAATATAGAATAGAAATAGAAAAACGATTAGGTGTACCACTTCCTCCAGCTGAAGAACCACTTCCAGTTGATATTGAGAATGAAGTAGCTAGGTTAACTGCAGCTGCTGCTAGAAAAGTATTACAAGATAATACTGTTGAAGCACAACAAGAAGAAAAACAAAAACAAGCAGAAGACCCAATCTTGCAAATGCAAAAAGAAGAACTACAAATTAAACAAGAAGAAGCTAAAGTTAAAGCACAAAAAACTATGGCTGATATTGCATTAGAAAAAGAAAAACTTGAGTTTGAAAAACAAAAAGCTATGACTGATGTACAACGTGATGTCATGCTTGAGCAAGCTAGAATTACTTCACAAGAAACTATTGTTGGAGCTCAAATAGGAGCTAAAGCAGAGATGGAGCAAAAACAAATTAATACTAAAGAAGTTTTAGAAGGAGCTAAATTAGGAGCGGCAGCAGTTAATAAACAAAAAGATATTAACCTGCGCGAAAAAGAATCTAGGTTACGTAATGAGACTACAGCACATGTGCAAAAGTTAAAAGACAAAACCGAGATAGAAGAAACCAAAGATGAGGATAACACTAACTAATATAAAGGATTAACATGGCAGAGAAAGAAACGCTTATGCTTTTATCAAGCCAGATAAAAGAAAGACGCAACGAAGTAACGGAAGACATGGCTAGAGGGGGTGCAGACCTTGGAGGTTATCAACATGCATGTGGACAGATTAGAGGATTTGATACAGTCCAAATGATGATTTCTGATATGCTAGTAGTGCACAAAAAAGAAGAAGAAGACTTTGAAAGTAGTCCTACGGACAATATAGTTAAGATGGATAAAGGGGATAAAAAATGAGTATAGACCCTAATATTGAAAGTGACTATCTTTTAGCTACACCGGATAAAACTATAGTAAACTCTGGTGGTAAGCCAATTAAAAAACCCAAAAACACAACTACCACAGAAGGTAAAAAAGTAAGTGAGGATGAAGCATTAGCTAAACTTACTACTCAACTTCCTGATGTTAAAGGCTATCGTATTTTATGTATGGTGCCTGAAGCAGATGAAAAGTATGAAAGTGGTCTTATTAAATCAGATTCTGTAAAACAAATACAAGAGCATTCAACAGTGGTTTTATTTGTTATGCAGCTAGGAGATTTAGCTTATCAAGATGAAGCTAGGTTTCCGTCAGGTGCTTGGTGTAAAGAAGGAGACTTCGTTATAACTCGTGCTTACGCAGGAACTAGAATTAAAATCCACGGGAAAGAATTCCGCATTATTAACGACGATACCGTAGAAGCAGTGGTCGATGACCCACGTGGCTACGAACGCGCATAGGAGATTAGCATGGCAGAAATAATTAATGAAATGCCCGACGAAGTAGAAGGTGAAGAACTTGAGGTAGATTTAAATAAAAAAGAATCTAAACCTGAAAAGTCTACTGCAGATGTAGAGCGAGTAGAACAACCTAAAAAAGCAGATGCGGAGTTAGAAATTGAAGAAGAAGATGATACTCCACCTGAAGACCAAGGCAAAGAACCTTTACCAAAAGAAATGGTAGAGGAGTTAGAAAAAGATACTTTAGAAGATTATTCTGAACGTGTTAAACAACGCATGTCTCAACTTAAAAAAGTGTGGCATGATGAAAGACGAGCTAAAGAAGAAGCAGCCCGTGAAAAAGAAGAAGCTATTGCTTACGCACAAAAAGTGTATGAGCAAAATAAAAAACTTCAAACTACGTTAAGCACAGGTGAAGAAGATTATATTAAGACATTAGTAAAATCGGCAGAAACTGAATTAAGTTTAGCTAAACGAGATTATCGTGAAGCTTATGATGCTGGTGATACAGAGAAAATAATTGAGGCACAAGGAGCAATGAATAGTGCTCAAATGAAATTATCTCAAGCTTCAGCATTGAAACCTCAATATACCTCTTCACAAACTTCTGAAAGTAGTGTAGAGTCTAATCAACAACCAGTACGTCCTCAAGTACCTCAACCAGACGCTAGAGCTCAGGCTTGGCAAGCAAAAAATACCTGGTTTGGTAAAGATGAAGAGATGACTTCATTAGCTTTAGGAGTACATGAAAGATTAGTTAG